AGGACTAACAGTTGATTCATTGTCAGGTACAACCTTTAAATTAAGAGCGGTACCCGCAAACGAAAGTACAATTACACCTTTAAGAAATTATATCATTGATAACGATATTAATGATTCATTCGTATCAGGTGTTACTGAGATATAATACATGAAACAACGTACAAATACATTTTTTAATCGTAAGGCAATCGACTTTAGAACAAGTCGCGTTAATGATGTTTTGCCGGATTATTTTAAAGAAGATTATCCAAATCTTATTAAGTTTCTCGATTACTATTATGACTTTATGGATTCAGATGGAACTCATGCTTTCAATAGCGAAATTTATGAACTATTCCGTTCAAAAGATATCGAAGCAACTTCACTTACTTTGCTTGACAATATATTTAAAGAAATTGGTCTCGGTACAAGTCAAAACTATTTCTCAAATCCAAGACAAGTTGCAGCATTCTTAGCAAAATTTTATCGTATTAAAGGTTCACTCTATTCGGCTGAAGGTTTCTTTCGAGCATTCTTCGATGAACAACCAACTATTTCTTATCCAAAAGAAAATATATTTATTGTAAGTGAATCAAAAATTGGTACAGAATCACAACGATTTATTATCAATAATGATATATACCAAATCTTTTCAATTCTTATTAAATCATCAAGGCCGGTATCACAATGGAAAGATTTATATAAAAGATTTGCACATCCGGCCGGATGGAATTTTGCTGGACAAGTACAAATCGAAGGTATTGGTGATCTTATTGATTCAGCTGGCATGCCGGTATCAGTACCTGATGAAGGTGCAAATTTATTCTCAGTAGATAATTCAGCTTCGTTTACTCCATCACCATTTACTTCGATTTCAGCAATCTATCCGGATGGAGCTGATGCTGATAGTGATAATGAACGTATCGACTTGAATGCAACTATTGACATATACGATTCAGCAACGATCGCAACATTAGATGGAATGTATGACAATATTGAAGATGTAATTGATCTTACTTCCCCAACTATGGATGAAGATTCTGATGGATTAGTAAAACCAATTAAACTATCAAACGTATTTGAACGTATGGATAAAGATAATTTTGATAATTAACTCGAATAATTATTATAAATAGATGTAATAAAAGGATTACAAATGGCAAGGCAAAATATAGGAATTGGTTCTTCAGCAAATGACGGGACTGGAGATACGCTTAGAGAAGCAGGAACGAAGTTGAATGCCAACTTTACCGAGCTTTATGAAACTCTTGGCGGTCCTATTGGTGTAAGTACAATTACAGCAAATGGTGCAGTTTCAACTACTGCTGGATATATTATATGTAATAAAGGAAGTGCACTTGCCCTCACTCTTGCCGATGGAGTAGTCGTCGGCGAAACAAAAGTATTCACGAATAAAGGTGCTGGTGCCGCAACGGTTACCCCAGCAAACTTTGCTCAAGGCACATCATTTGCTCTTGCTCAATATGACGGTTGTACTGTTATTTGGGATGGATCAAATTGGTATTTGATTGGTAACCAAGGTGAAATTACGGTAGCTTAATAGGAATAAACAATGACCGCAACATTAACAGACGCACTGAAAAAACAAATATTAGTAGACATACTTGACAACGTCAATGATTCTGCTGGAGCTGGTAATTATTATATCGGTATTGGTAAATCCGAAGATTGGAATGCTACTGATACAGCGCCAACTGTTTTAAATAGCTTGAGAGAGCAACGTAATTTTAGACTTGGGTTACAATCAGTCAAATCTGCAGAAGATGTTTCTTTCGTAGTTCCTCGTAATAACTGGGTATCAGGTACAACTTATTCAGCTTACGATGATAATCAAGTCGATTATCCTACAAATGCTTATTATGTTCTCACTGATGATGATCGAGTCTATATTTGTTTACAGCAAGGTCGTAATATTGCTGGTGAGTCAGTTGCTTCAACCATTAAGCCAAATGATACAGGTTCAGCTTCTTTTAAAACAGCTGATGGTTATATTTGGAAATTCCTTTATACTCTTTCTGCAACTGCAAAAGCTAAATTTTTATCAAGTAACTTTGTTCCCGTTAAGCTTCAAGGTCTTACTGATTCAAACTCAGTTGCTTCAGAAATAGAACAAGAATTACTTCAAGATTCAGCTATTGTAGGTCAAATTGCAAATATCTCAATCACTGATGGCGGTACGGGCTATACATCTGCTCCTACAATTGCAATTGTCGGTAATGGTGATTCAGCTACTGCGACAGCAATCGTATCCGGTGGCTCAATTGTAGATATCAAACTTGATTCAAACGGTATTGGAAAGATCAATCATGGTTATGGATATGATTATGCAAACGTAACAATTACTGGCGGATCAGGTTCTGGTGGTGAAGCACGTGCAAATCTATCAACAAAGTTTGGTTTTGCCGGAGATGCAAGAGACGATTTGAAATCATCAAGTCTTATGTTTAATACAAAACCAGCCGGTACTGAATCAGGTAAATTCTTAGTAGGCCAAGATTTCAGACAAGTTGCTCTCATCAAAAATCCAAAAGTACCAAGTACAGACTCAGATTATACGCAAGCATCTGGTCTTGGATTATTAAAAATGACTTTCTCTGCAGTCACTCAAGCATTTACTGCTGATCGAACAATATCAGGCGGAACATCAAATGCAAAAGCTTTGGTTGATACATTTGATTCAGACTTTTTATATTATCATCAAACAGAAGAAACAGGATTTACTGCATTCACGAATGGTGAAGCAATCACTGAAGATGATGGTTCTGGTGCAGGTACTGCTGATTCGGCCGCAGCTACTCTTGATATAAATAGATTAACAGGTGATATTTTGTATATCGAAAATAGAGCAGCAATCGATAGATCAGCTGAACAAACTGAAGATATTAAAGTAATCGTACAAATTTAATTGGTAAAATAATATGACAACTACATATACTGAAACATTATTCGCTAACACTTATAAAGACGATTATGCGGATTCGGATAATTATCATCGTATTTTATTTAACTCAGGTAGAGCTCTTCAAGCCCGTGAGTTAACTCAAATGCAAACGATTATCCAATCTGAAATTGAAAGATTCGGTAATAACATTTTTAAAGATGGTGCTGCAGTTAATCCAGGCGGACCTTCAATTAATGCAAATTATGAATTCATTAAACTAAATACAACAGTGAATGCATTACCTGCTTCAAGCATTGTCGGTAATGAATTTACTGGATCTGGAACAGCGATCAAAGCAAAAGTATTAGAAGTAGTTGAAGCGGAAGGTTCTGATCCTGCTACGCTTTATGTTCAATATACAGATACATCTGCAGGAACGTCAGGTTCTGCTCCAATTCGTATGGCTGCTGGTGATGATATAAGTGATGGAACAAATACGTTAACTGTACAAACAACTAATACTCTTGCAAATCCAGCAGTCGGACAAGGCGTTCGATTAAGCGCCGCTCCAGGCGACTTTTATGTACAAGGACATTTTGTATTCTTTGGTGGTGGCTCAAAAATTATATCGAAATATAGTCCTACATATACAGGAACTATTGGTTTTAAAATTACTCAAGATGTTGTCAATGCAGGTGATAATGCTGCTCTTTATGACAATCAAGGCGCAACGCCAAATCTTTCAGCTCCAGGTGCTGATCGCTATCGCATTCAGCTTACGTTAATAGACGAAGCAGATGCTGCTGCTAGTGATAACTTCGTATTTTTTACAAAAATTATTAATTCGCAAATTGTTGATCAAGCAAAAGGTACAGATGGTTATAATAAAATTAATGATTTACTTGCTCTTCGTACAAAAGAAGAATCTGGTAATTATATAGTCAATCAATTCTCATTGAAATATGATGAAGACTCTGCAAGTGGTGATGCCACAATTCTTAAAGCAGACGTAAGTGATGGTATTGCTTATGTTGACGGTTATAGATCTGAAATACCGGCTCCAGTTACAATTGAAGTGAATCGAGCTCAAACGACAGAAACAGAAAATAATGAAGTTGTTGGAGCAAACTACGGTAACTATCTCATTGTAGAAGGTGCTGATCCTAAAGGCCTTCCAGATATTTCAACGTTCGAAAAATGGAATTTACGAGATACTGCTTCATATGGTGGAGCCACAATTGGTACAGCACGTATTCGCTCAATTGATAATTATGGCACAGATTACAAATATCATTTATTTGATATTCAAATGAATGCTGGTCAATCGTTCCGTAATGTAAAAAGTATTGGTACTAATGCTTTTAATTATGCGAATCCGATTTTAGAATCATCCAAGGCTGTACTCAAAGAAACAAATAAAAATAATCTACTCTTTAGTTTACCCGCAAATAGACCTTCATCACTTGCTGATATTTCACTCGAAGTTCAAGAATATCGTACTGCGACAACTGACGGATCTGGTAATGCTACAATTACTCTTTCTGCAACCGGCGAAACATTTGCGAATACTGGTGATTGGTTAGTCTCAGTTGATTCTTCTGGCGCATTTATTACACCAGGTATTTCTGGTTCCGGAACTCAATCATCGACAATTAGTGGAGCACCTCATAACTCGGCTATTCAATTATTAACAAAAGTAAATAAAGCTTCTGGAGCGGTGAGATCAAAAACACTTACTGAGACAACATTTACTGGTACCGTTGATTCTGATGGATCTGGCCTTGAAATTATGAGTCTTGCAAAAGCTGACATATATGAAGTAACAAGAATTACGTCTATCGATTCAGATGGAGCTGATTTGAGTTCTCTCTTTACGATTGATAATGGTCAAAGAGATAACTTCTATGCTCCAGGTAAATTAGTCGTCAAAGGTAACCAAACACCTCCAACAGGAAATGTATTTGTAAGATTCAAATACTTTACTCATGGAGCATCAGGTGATTTCTTTGCTGTTAATTCATATACGGGCCAAGTTGATTATTCGGATATCCCAAGCCATACTCTTGTTGATGGTTCAACAGTTGAACTAAGAAATGTACTTGATTTTAGACCTCGTCAAGATGATACAGGAGCTAACTTTAGTGGTGGTACTGCAAGAGTGAATGAATTACCTTCCTCAACAGATCTCATTACATCAGACGTTACGTATTATCTTGGAAGAAAAGATAAATTAGTCCTTTATCCTCCAGCGCAAGAACGTTTGAGAGCGGAAGTTGCTATTATTGAAGGTAAGCCAAGTACTGAACCACAATATCCTTCAACACCAAATGGCGCATTGAATCTTTATCGTATTGAAATGAGTCCATTTACAATTCATGATTCAGATCTTTCAATTCAAAGAATCGATGCAACTCGCTATACAATGGCTGATATTGGTAAGATTGATCGTAAACTAAGTAAACTTGAAGAAGTTACTTCGCTTTCACTCTTAGAAGCTGATACAAATAATCTTACAATTCTCGATTCATCAGGTAATAATCGCCTGAAGTCTGGTTTCCTTGTTGATAACTTTGCAAATCACGTTTATGCTGATACAAATGCAATTGACTATCGTGCAAGTATTAATCTTCTTACAAAAACTTTACATCCTGAGATTCGAGAAGATAATATCAGACTCATATATGATTCTGCTGCGAGTACAAATACAATTAAAAAGGGCGATAATGTCTATATTAATCATACTGAAACAGAAGTCATTGAACAAGATAAAGTTTCTGGAACGCAAAATCTAAATCCATTTAATGTTATTACGTATAATACTGAAATTGTATTATCACCTGCAAGTGATGAATGGAAAGATCGAGAAGAATCAGTTCCAGCTATCGACGTTGGCGGTGCAAGTACTGCAACAATTACACCAAAGCAAAAATATAATTATGATAATACTACAGTGAACTGGTTAGGAATGTCCGACGGTCAACTTGAATATTATTTCGATGACGCAGGAGGAATTCCTAATTGGGCATTTGATCAAAGTGTGACTGTTTCGAAAACAGACGTTCCAGCAAATGTACCTTCAAGAGCAGTAGTTCCAAACGAATCAATACCTTCTGTGGTCAAAGAACGTACTATTAATAAAACAATTGTCCCGTTTATGAGATCAAGAAAAATATACTTTAAAACAACCGGGCTGATACCAAATGCAACATACTTTGCGTTTTTTGATGGAATATCTGTTGCTAGTTGGGTAAGAGAAGAAACATTCAGCTTTTTAGCTGATGATGTAGACGATTATGGAGATCAATACGCAAATGCAACTGCCCACCCTGAAGGCGCAACTGCGCTTATCGCAGATGCAAGTGGTACTATCGAAGGTTCATTCTTTATACCAAATACACCAGCGATACGATTTAGAACTGGATCGCGTGAGTTTGCATTATTGGACATCAGCGTCTATGATAAAAATAGCGCAATTTCAATTGCAACTTCGATATATACTTCTGCTGGTGCAATACCTTCTGGCGAGACTATAAACACTAAATCACAACTAAAAACAATTGGTTATTAC